TTAATTTTGTTTTGAACCTTGTTCGAGCCTGCGGATACGAGCTTCGTGATCGTCCTCGCTGGCGCGAAGATGTTGTATTTCTTCGATTATGAGCTCTCCTTGACCGTCGAGGCTGGTGAGCCGCACCTCGATGAGCTGGAGCTGCGTGAGCATCGTGTCTCCGGTGGAGACCATCCGCACCAGCAGCCACCCAACAATCGGCAGGACCATGAACGTTACGACAAAAATTGCGAGGCGCGAGACAATCATCAGCCAAAGATTGTCGGCGACCTTTGGATTGACCACTGAGATAACCCTTTTTGTTGGGCAGTTGGGCCGTCATTACCCGTAAGAGCAGTCGCTGCTATCGTCTCCAGACAGCTCCTTGTTTGCGCGGTTGGCCGTGAGCCGAAATCCGAAATCAACCGATGAGACAGGCTGCGCCGGCGTCGTCGTGACGGCGTGACCGTAGACCGGGCCGATTGTCGCTACCGAGCTGTCCCAGTCGTAATACCAGTCTGAGCCTGATCCATCCTTGATCAGCGCATAGGTGACGAATGTGCGCTCCGGAGGGTCCGAGGCGATAGGGATATAGCTCAGGGTCACGTTGGCGCCGGTTGGCGTAACGACATTGCCGGTCGCATCGTAGAAGGTCAGCGCGATATGCACGCCGGCGCCCCGGACGAAATTTTTCATTTAGCCTATCTCCACGTCTGCGCTGCCGTCATTGTCGGTGAGCTTCGACTTGCCTTGGAGGCTCGTTAGGACCGCGACCCCCATCGCGGCGGTGAGGCCGGTAAAAATCCTGACGATCGGTATAAGAACCGCTTTAACGAAAGTGGAAACCGTCGAGACACAGCTCACGACGACCACCTTGCCGGCCCCCTTGGCGACCGATGTCGTGCTGGTGCAGGCGGCCGTGACCGTCCTGTAATAGATTGTGAAAGTGCTATGGAGAACGAGCGTCGCCGTCGTACAGGCGACGGATATATTTCGGCTGACGCCCTTGATAAAGGCGGTCGTGCTGACGCAGGCGACCGTGACATGCTTGGCGATTGACTTTGCGCCGAAGGACGTAGTCGAGACGCACGCCACGGTGATCGTCCTCAGCGCGGAGTAGACCTTGGCGATTGACGTTGTCGAGGTGCAGCTCACCGTGACAGTGCGAGCCGCGCTTTTTATAAATGACGTGGTCGATACGCAGGCGATAGAGAGGACCCGCGCGACGCTCTTTGCAAATGTCGACGTGCTGACGCAGGCAACGGAGACGTACTTGCCGACAGTCTTGGCGCCGAAGGTCGCACTGACGCAGGACACAGCCACAGAGACAAGTTTGACCTTGATCGCGCTGATGGCCGCCGTCGTGGACGTGCAGGTGATCGCGATAGCCTTGAGGACCGATTTCGCGAATAACGTTGTCGACGTGCAAGATACCGAGATGAGTTTGTTGGCGGTCTTTTTTACGGCCTGTGTCGTGGACGTGCAACTTATCGACAGCGTCTTGGCCGCCGATTTCAGGAAAGAGCTTGTGCTTACACAGGAGATCGAGCGCGTCAGGGACATCGCTTTGCCGAATAGCGACGTAGACGTGCAAGACACGGAAACAGTTTGATTGTAGTTAGTCCCGCCGTTCGCTTTGAACGCGAAAACCATTTCCGCCCAACTACTGCTACCGGAGAAAGTGGGGGCGTAGCTAAGGGTACCGGTCCCTGCGTTGATCCGGTAGCCGCCCTGCATCGTGTTGGCAGCCGTGAACGACGTTGACCAGTTGCTGTCTTGCGTGATTGTTTTGAAAACGACTAAACCAAGGACGCCGATGAACAAATCACCCGCTGTGCCCGGAGTGCCTGACGTGACAGTAGGGGCCGCGCTGTTGCCGTAGGCGGTGGCTGTCGCTGCGCTGTCGAGCGGCGAGGACGTGGCGATACCTGTTGCGTAGAGCGCAGCGATGGTCGCAGCCTTGTTGCTATTGCCCTTGGTGTAGGTGATGGTCTGCGAACTAAGCGCGCCGCAGTTTGCGAAATACCACGACGTTAGTACGCCATTCGATGAACTGTTGTTGATTAGGACGCTGGTGACTTCGGTGTACGGAGTATTGACACTATCGGCGCACGATCCAACATTGCCGGTCTGACTCTCGACGACATGGGCAACGATGAGCGACCCAGACGGCACCGTCACCCCGGTCAGGGTGATAGTTGTGCCGGTGAATACGTTGTTCGTTCCGATGCCGGTGACTGAGATAGCCATTAGAAGGGAGTTCCGGTAATCGTCGCGCGCGGATCACCGATTGCCACCTTCTCCATGACCGCCGTCCGAGATGGGTCAGTTGCGAAAGTGTGCCAGCCGTGCGGCTCGCCTCGCTCATCTCGCATGATCTTGCCATTGCCATCATGCGCCGGCTCGTCCAGTTCGCTGTCGTCGTGCTGTGGATAGACGATCCGGAAAACCTTCTTCTCCGGATCGTCCGCATAGTAGACGATGCCGACCTGAGAGACGGGCATGGCGTCACCTTTCGGCTATCGTCATTGTCGGTGAGCTTCTAACATTGTTGCTCATAGCATCGGCTCACTAGGCAAAGCTGACTTTGATGGTGAAGGCAATGCTGTCGCTGGTGTTCAAGTTCACCGCAGAGAAATCGCCGTAGACATCCATGTTGCCGCCTGTCGGAGGCGAGCCACTGCCCGCCGCATCGAAGGCACCGACCTCGGTAATCGTTCGCGAGCCTGCGGCCGTGATAGTGCCAGTCAACTGCATGGTATCATTGGTGACCGTGGTCGTCGCTTGCGTAGCCGAGGCCGTGGTGCGCGCCTCGGTCGTCGATGTAGTGGTGACGACGTTGGCCGAGGCCGCCGCCCCGGATGACGTGCCCCATTGCAGATACCAGGACGCCGCGATCAGCAGCGTAGTAATACGGGCGAGCCCGTTATTTTGAACGCGAGCGGTCATGGAAAACCTCCTTTAGCTTGCGTTTGATTGCGAACGCCCATCGCTTGAGGGGGTTCTTGTGGTAGTACGACACGATGCCGAGATCCTCGACGCTTCCATCGGCCCGCGTGACAACGGCCGATATTGATGCCTCGCGCACCTGCTGATGCGCGATCAAACCTCCATACATTCCCATGGTTCAGAGCTTCCGGAAAAAGGTGCCAAGCACCGTGAGCTGCACGTTGTTGTGCGCGGACCCGCCGCCGGTCGTTGCGGTCTGGTTGTCGTTTGCTGTTCCAGAGACGCTGCCGATCGTGATGCTAGTCGTGGCGGTCGATATCGTCGGCGTCTGGTTCTGCGAATAGTTAGCGCATGAGTATGGGCCGGCCGCCGTGCCCTGCGATCCGCCGCCTCCCACAACGGTAACCGTATGGGTATGACCAGGATCCTTGAGGTAGACGCTATGCTGGTGCGAGGGCATCTCGCTCGATGAAATAGTGTGCGACGTTTCGCCGAGCGTGGAGGCGGCGGTCGTCACGGACCCCGACACGACGGTGGCGCCGCTCCATCGGCTCGCCGCGGAGTTACCCATGTCGTCGAGGCCGCCGAGGATGTAGCCGCGCTTGTCCGGCAGCGTGATCGTTTTGTTCGCGGTCCAGTCAGAGAGCGAATTGGCGCCGCGGCCGCCGCTGACCGGGCAGAGCGCGTTCGAGAAATTGTTCCAAAGCCACTGAAAGAGAGATTGGCAGTCGGCGTTCGCGCGCTCGGTCGCTCCCGAGGTCGCGGAGCCGATCGTGCGGCCGTTGTCGCGGACCCAGCCGGAGCGCGTGCCCTGGATGTCCTGCCAGATCACGTCACCAGTCTGGAAAATCGCGTTAGGGTCGACGCCGCCGGAGGGTGCCGATCCTGAACTCGGGCCGAGCGCCTGCACGGCCGGGATATCGAAATACGTGACGGATCCGTCAGAGGAGATGCCACGCGCCCGATAGGACCCATCCGCGAGCCAGAATTGCGGCATCATGCCGGACGCGTCGGCCTCTAGCGGCCAGGGGTTTAGCACCGACAGGGCCGTGTCCTGGTAGCTATTAACGGGCGTGGACGAGTTCGCGGAATAGATATAGAGTAGCCACCCGCTCGCCGGTTTTCCGTTTAGGTCGACGCGCTGGGATAGCCCCAGCCCAAATATGGTGCCAGCCATTGTCTATTCCTGGAAATGTAGCGGTGTTAGCGGGCGCCCTGAGCCTGGGCGTCGTCGTAGTAGTCGGAGGGTGTGTCTTGCTTAGGCGCCTCTGGCTCAAAATGATCGAACGCCGCCAGCCCCGCCGCCGCCACGCCGGATGGATGCAGATAATTGAGGATCTGCCTCATCGAGACGTTGGTGGCCTTCCGCAACGCATCCATCAGGACTGGACGCGAGGCGACGATATTAATCCCTTTGGCGAGGACGGCCGGGTCAGACGAGGCGAGCATTTCTCCCACGCGGCGAGCCACCTTTTCGTCGATTACCTTTGCGCCGTGACGGGCCGCACCTATAGTGAGCGCTGCAGCGATGACATGCGCCGGGTTGAACTCATGTTCTTTCAGTCCCTCGAAAGTGGCGACTGCACCACCCGCAAGGCCCATCTCGGCGAGCTGTCGGGCGGTGGTGCTGTTTCCGAGCGTCCGGCGCAGCCGGTCAAGAGTATCCTCGGCGCGCAGCAGCGTCTCCAGCTCCCGAGCCCGCTGCGGGCCAAGCGCTAGCTCGATCTTCGCGCGCGCCGCCGGCGCATCAAGAAAAGCTGAGGTGAGGACGTTCCGTCGATCGCCGATTTTCATCACCCTGTCGGCGAGTTCTGTAGCAAAGCCTCTGGCAAATAGTTCGCGGTCGGCCCGGTTCATCTTGCGGAGAAGCTTTTCCGCGCCGTTTACGTCCGCTGTCACGAAAGCCCTGCCGGCGTCGTGTGCGTTCTCTGCTCCCTTGAACATGCGGGCGACGCCGCGCGCCGTCTTGAACTCAGGCACTAAGCGGTCAATCTCGTCCAAAAGCGCACGATGCAGCCCAAATTTAGCACCGGCCTCTTCGTTTCTGCCGGCGCGCTGCGCTTCAACGGCCGCGTCGCGTAGCGAACGTTGGGTATAGTCCCAAAGCTGCAAATCCGGAAACGACGGCACGCCGCCCTTGGCGTTGGTCCGGAGAATGCCGTTGTGAAACGAAACTTTCGGATTGAATGCGCCCATACCCTCGAGGACAGCTCGGTCACGGCCGCTTTTCATCGCCTTCTGCATCGCGGCGGGGACGGCCTCGCTCGAAAGTAACTGTTCGAGGCGAGGCGACCATATGCCGTTGTTAAATCGCCTCTCGGCGGCGAACTGGGCTCGTTTGTAGAGCGGTGCGTTGGCGCGCCGCGCCATGGCGTGGAGGGCATCGACATCGAGCCTGCCGCTACCGGATAGATTGTTTATCGCGCCCCCGATGCGCTCGGCCTGCTGCTCGTACCGGCGATCCGCAAGGCGGGTGAGCGCGTGGCGCGCCTCGGGCGACGTGTTTGCCGCCGACCTGGCCATGGCCATAGTCCGCTCGCCGCCGGAGTCGACGATGGCGGCCGGCGCCCCGGCGCTGCGGATATACCGGACCTCGTCGGGAGTGAACTGGGGGCCTTCTTTATTATAGTCGGAGCGCATAGTGCTGACGATGCGCCTGGCGGCCTCGGCATCGATGTCACGATGTCCGCGGACGGCAGAGACGACCTTGCTGCCGAGCGCGCCGGCGCCCTCGAGCGCCGCAGCCCCGCCGCCGCCTAGGACCAAGCCTGCCGCGGCACCGCCGGCGGCGCCCTTCATCATATCGGTCAGGCCGCCGCCTTCGCTGGCCGCGCCACCAGCGCCGTAGGCACCGCCGCCAATTGCGCCGGCCGTCATGGCCTTGGCCAAGCGCGCCCCGGTTCCCACGGCTTGGACATCGCCCGCAATCGGCAACGCCAGGCTGCCAGCAAGCTGCCCGCCAAGAAATGCGTACGGGTGCTGCTGCTGGGCCGCCTGCTGCTCGGCAAGGGCCGCCTCACGCGCCTGGTTGTAGGCGTCGACGATAGATTGGTCTGGCTGAGACGATACGGCATTGCCGGCGAGGCGCGCCGCGCCAATGAAGGGAGAGGCGACGCCCTTGGCGATATTCCAAAGGTCTGTGCCTGGCGTCTGCGAGAAGGCGTCAGCTTGACCCGGCGCCACTTGCGTTCCGGCGTCAGGCGCCTCGGTCTGCTGTAGCCCGGAAGCGGCGGAGAGCCCCTCGACCGCCGGAGACGACCCAAACGTTACGGCCTCGAGGGCGCCCCGGAGGGCGGCCTCGCCAGTACCGATTTCACGACCGGGCGCGGGAGAAGGAGGAGGAGGCGTCCACGCCGCCCAGCCGCCCGGGCCGGCCTGAGATTGCTGTTGCGCGGTTGCCGCGTCCGCCGGCTGCGGAGACGGCATCGGCGGCTGCTCGGGCTGCGGCGGCGACCACGGCGCCCAGCCGCCCAAGCCGGGCTGGTCCGGCGGGTAGATGGTGATGCGCGGGACACCGCCCGCGCCGACCTCGACGCCGCCTGCCATCAGGGCACCGCCACGATCTGGCCGCCGATGCGAACGGGGTCACCGGGCTTGAGGCCGATGCCGCTAGCCCATGCACGTTTCTGCTGCGGCGACCATTGAGCGCTGGCCGGCGGCGCGTCAGGCGCGGCGAGGAGCTGCGGGTGCTGTAGCTCGTCGGGAGCGAAAAGCGGGTGCGTGCGCTGGTAATTGTCGATCGCTTGGTTAAGCGTGGCGCTCATCTGACCTGGCGCTAGGTCTCTCCGGTTGCGGATGGTTTCGGCGATCGAAGCCATATCCTGCTGCTGCTTGTAGACGCGGCCGACAATATCGAGGAGCGCCCGGTTCGATGCCGGCGTCATGCCGAGCGACGCGATCGACTGCTTCATAATTCCGACCTCGGATTGAAGCACCCGGCCGACGCCGGACTTGCCCATGGCGCGGATCTGCTCCTGCAGCATGTCGTTGACGGCCTTATTGAATGCTTCCTGCGGGAGCGCGGAGGTCGGGTTAGAGCCGAAAATTGATTTGAATTGATTGTAGGTCTGGACGCCTTCATGCAGCGGTCCCGAATAGAAATTCGGGTCGAGCGTCAGGTTTTTGGCGAGCTGCGCCTTCTGGATACCGTTGTAGGAATTGCGCCCGAGCTGGGCGATCCCCTCCGCGTCGGTCCCGAATGCCTTTGCATCATCGGTCGCGACCTGCGTGCCCTGCGCCTTGCGCTGCTCGAAGCCAAGCACGTTCGGGTCAGTGGAGTTTTTCTGTTCCGGCGTCAGCTCGGCATTTTTCAACATGCTGTCGCGGATCGCCTGCGCCTGCTTGGCCGCGGCGTCGCCCATAGCCTGATATCGCGCGCCCATCGCCGGATTGATGACGGAGAGTGCCGCGCCCTTCTTGAAATAGGATTGGGCCTGCGCTTCGTACCGCTGCTCGAGCGATGACATGCTGCCGTCGATCTGCGCCGTGGCACCGGGCGCGGGACCATTCGGCGCGGAACCGTACTGCGCCGCTGCCGTCGGCCCGTTCGGAGAGGCAGGAGCCCCGGGGAGGCCGCCGCCGGACGCCGCCGGCTGCTGGTCGGACTGCTGCATACCGGCTTCTTGCTGCGGAGCAGGCTGCTGCGGCTGCTGTTGCCGGATGGCGTCAATGATCGCCTGGCGGGTCTGCGGGTCCGCGCCATCAAGCTGATCGTCCGGGCCGACGCCGATCGAGGCCGCGATTTTCAGCGGGTCGGCGCCGGTGCGCTGCGCGATCGAGCGCGCGGTGACGAGGCCGGCCTGCTGCGGTTGCGGCCCGTTCGCCGTCGAGGAAGGATCAGGCGTCCGCGCGGTCGGCATCGAAACGCCGCCGGGTGGAACGGCGCCAGAGATTGCCGAGCCTGACGACGGAGGTGCAAGGGCTGTGCGAGGGGGCGACATCGCAGGCCCGGCGCCGCTACCTTGCTGGTCGCCAGCGGCGTTGATTGCGTCGTGCGCGAGCTGGTAATTCTGGAGATTGACGACGCTGCCAACGGCGCCGGAGCCGCCGGCCTTCGCCAGCATTTCCGATGCCTGCTGCCAATCGACGTTGCCATTAGGGTCGCGCGGGAGGCCGTCCTTGAAAACATCCTGATTGCGCGCCTGGAAACCGGCATTGCGGCCGGCGACATAGCTGTCCGGAAGGTTGCCGATCCAACTAAAGTTAGGCCCCTGCGCGATCTGATTATTGACGCTGCCGGGAAGCTCATTCGTGGCAAGCGGGACGCTCCAGAAATCAGCCATTAGATCGCGCTCCCAGACTTGACGCATACCCAAGCAGTTTACCGCCAAGGTTCAGCGCGCCGTTAAGGAAAGAGCTGTCGGCGTTCGCCTGCGCTAGATCGGAAGCGCCCTGCGCATTGCCGATACCGACTTGCGTATTGTAAGCGAGATTGCCTTGATTGCCGTAGCTGGCATTGAGCTGCGAGCCCTCATTCTGATTTACGCCCGCCACACCGGCCGCAGCCGCAGTCTGTTGGCCGAGATAAGGCTGGAGGTTAGCGACATATTGCTGGTAACTCTGGTTCGCGAGGCCGGTGCCGTATGCCTGCTCTGCATTGAGCGTATTGCCGCTCGTGACCATACCCTTCGCCGCGGCGCCGCGGTCGATCGCCTGCAAACCCTGATTGAACTGAAACTGATAGCCGGGACCGGCCTGAAAATTGTTGGTCGCGCGAGTGTAGCCCGCCGCGCCGTTCGCGCCGGTCGCGTCGCCATAGGCGGCCGCCCCGGCCGTCGAGTTATTGAGAAGCGACGTATAGGGTGCGAGCGCCGCGGCGTCATATGAGGTGATCGCGCCGCGGCCCTGCTGGATTAGCGGCGTGGCTTGAGAATAGCCTTGCTGCAGGCCCTGCTGCTCGGCCTGGGCGGCCTTTTGGTAGTCGCTGTTTCCGCCGAAGATGTCAGAAAAGAGGGACATAAGAGAGCCTCACTTTATGCCGCGGACGTAGATCGTTCCGCTCGTGATATTGCCGGAGCTAAAGTACAGCTGGAAACCGTCGATGGCATTGTTGTCGTTATTCCACCATCCGGAGTGGCTGACGGTGCCGGGTGATGTAGTTCCGGAGGCGAAAGTCCCACTCCCAACAAACCGCTTGACGTGCGTCGTGACAGATGGATTGTTAACTCGGATCACACCGCTATAAGCGCCTTGCACCGATTGCGCGACGGTCATTGCGGTTGCATTGTTCGCGCCATAAAACACCGCCGCTGCGGACCCAAAAAAGACCGACTGCGAATAGTAGTGAGCGCCCGTCTGATAGGCGCCGCTCTCATGGACTCGCATATATAAATATGCGCCGCTGGTCGCCGGCACTATTTCATCGAGCGCTATCTCATATATCGGATAGGTGCTTGTGAAGCTCGTTGTGTCGCCGATACTGGCAACGTTGCTCGGCGTAAGTGTGTTTAGGATCGTAACCGGAGTTAGCGAGATCGTTTCCCAGTTTGGGACGCCGCTGCTCAGTGACAACACTTGGCCGTTAGTCCCTTTCGGGAGACGGGTCAGAACACCGCCGCTGCGATAGTAGATGTCTCCGTCGGCATCACTCCCTAGCGTCATAGTGACGCCGCCTAGGACGTTACTGCTGTCAGTGATCGTCTTGTTAGTCAGCGCGTCGCTGCTGTCTGGCGTCAGCATAGACGACGAGACTTTTTTCAGCCAGTTGAAAAAATCCTTGGTCGGCTTGCCGCCGTCTGTCATGTGCTGGTGCGTGTCACTCAGCGGGCTCGGGCGGAGTATCTGTCCCATCAGAAATTCCGGACTTGGTCGGATTGTACAGCGCCGGTCATTTCCACGTCGACCGGATCATAGACCGTAACGCGCCACCGGCGCCCCTGGTCCTTGGTGAGGCCGCACCGATTGACGCGCACCGGCGCACGGTTTTCCTGCTGCCGCCCGAGAAGGCGCTCAACCGGAGACGACCAGCTCATGCCGCCGTCGTCGCTCCAGGCGATGTAGCAACGCGGGTCCGTCTGGTCAGGGTCCGACCCGGTCGCCATGCCGACGCCGCGGGCGATGTCGAGAGTGAATTGCGCGACGCGCTCGCGGTTCGGGAATTTCGCGACTGGCCCGCTGTAGATAGTGAAAGGCAGGTCTGCGCCCAACTCTTGCTGCGTCGTCTCGGTGATTATGCAGATATTATTCGTCAGGCTGTCGCCGACCAGCCACTGATCGTTGAAAAAGACGGAACCGTAAGCCCGGAAATTGGTTTGACCCGGGCTTGCGCGCTCATGCCAGCGGAGATTGTCGACATCGAAAACCCAAGTCCAGTTCGGCGTACGCATGACGACGCAGGCGTGGCCGGCGACGACATAGGGAAACATCTCGATGTCATCGACGCTGCCGCCGCCTTCGATGAAATCATTGACCGCCCGAGCCACGTCAGGCGTCGAGATCGACTGCGGATCGTAGCCGTTGAGCCCGTAAACCACCCGATCATCGCCGACAAATATAATTCCCTTGCCCATGCCCTTATCGAAGCCGGCAATCGCATAGCGGCCGAGAAGGCCGCGAGGAATGACCTTCACTCGCGTATAGGGGAAGCCGGTTGCGTTCGCCGTGTCCTGGAACGGCTGTATCGTATTCGTGCCACAGAGGTACAGCTCATCGAATGCGATGGCCCGCAAAAGGGCGCCGTCGTTGCCGTCGACCTTGACGAAATCCAGCGCATTGACCGGCGTATCATTGATCGCGCTCGCGATGCAGGTGCCATCGCCATGCGTGAAGAAAAAATATCCGTCATGACAACAGACACTATTCGGAGAACCGACATTAGTGTCTGGATAGTTGATGACGGAAGGTGACGTCGTGACCTGGAAGGCGCCGTTATCTGGATCAACCAAGACGACGTCGGGCGTTGCTTTGTTGTTGCGTGCCCAAAATACTTTCTTGGTCCCGGAGAGATTGCCGAGCAACGTCTCGGTGCCGTCCGTCCCATAGCTGCAAACGTTGCCCGATGACCCGCTGAATGCGGCATAGAGGAGGTTGCCGATCTGGATGCCGCCGCGCCAGCCGGAATAGCTGCCGAGCTTGAACGAGGTAAGGCCCGGCGCGCGGCGCCAGACATTTGGCCCGCGAGCGCCGGCGACGAGGGGCTCTGAGTAGGCATTGATGAGGCGCCCCGCACTATCGAACACGTTGCGACCAGGCGCAGACGTGACGGGAAACGGGACGGCCTCCTCGGGCATCAGAAATACTCGCCTTTTTGCGGCTCGCCGGTGGGCCTGGCGTATTGCACCACGCGCAGCCGCGTCTCGGCTTTCAGAACCGGGTCCGGGGTCCCGCCAGAGACGGGGACGCCGGCTAGCCCGAATGCCATCGCCGCCGCGTCCGCTAGGATGATCGCAAGCGGCAGAAACCAGGAGTTCGGAATGGCATCGGTGTCGTCGACAAAGGCAATCTCGCGCTCCTCGAGTTCCTCGACGAGCGGGTCGATATAGGCGTCGATCGTCGCAGTGTCCTCGGCCGATGCCGTCTGGCCGGCCGCCAGGACGCCCAGATTAACGAGCGCCTGGTTGATGAGGTCAATTCTGCTCTTCGTTGCCATCGCCGCGCTTCCCCTTCTGCACGGGCGGCCCTCTATCCTCGATGACCTCGAAGAATGGGTTTGTGCGGGCGGTTGCGATCATTTTCTCGTTCGTGATTTCGATTGGTTCCCCTATTGGGAACTTTATGCCGTTCCACGTCGTCGAGCGCGGCCCCTGTCGCGGGTCGCCGTTGCCGTCAGTACCGTGGAGGTGATCCTCACCGAGCCACGTAATCAATGCTTTCGCCATGGATGTCTCCAGTGATGGCGTGGGAGGGAGAGCTGGCGCCGAAGCGCCAGCCCGATGCTTACTGATCGTTATCGGGGACGTACTCGATAATGACCGTGCAATCGCCAGCGCTCGGCTTGCCGCCGCCGCTCGTCCAAGTGACATAGACATCGGCATCGGCCGTGGTCGCGGCCACCTTGCCCAGCCCTGCGGCCGAGGTGTGGTCGACGTGGCCGGTGGAATGCACGTCTGTTGCCGCGAGGATGGTGTTGTCACCGGCGGAAACTCCGATCTTCACCGTGTCGGTGGAGGTCGAGTTGAACGCCGTCGCCTTGTGCCACTGGATGCGCTTGATAAACGCGCCCTTGGGGAGGCGACCGATCTTGATGCCGGACGTGAAACCTACGTCGGAATATTGCATCCGGCGTCGGATGTAATGGACGGCGTGGAAACCCAGTTCGCGGGCTGAGCCTGAATTTGACATGTCTCTGTTTCCTTGTGCTGGAGCGTAGAGGGCGCCGTTGCCGGCGCCCTCGTCGGCTCTGGTTCATGCCATCAGGCGTTAGGCGTCGTCAGCGGCGCTAAAGAAGCCGGTGAACACGCCCCATTCCTTTAGAGCGCCGCCCGTCGTCTTTTTGAAGGTCTTGCCGATGCCGTAGGCCATCTCGATGCCGACACCGCGCAGGAATTGATAGTCGGTGTTGTCGAGGGTGGTGGGCTTGGGCATCTGGCCCCAGAACATGGCCAGCGCGGACTGACCGCACAGGAACACTGGGGCGACCTTGGTGGAGCTGCCGCCCGCCGTCGCGTAGAGCGTCGGGTTGCGAACATCCATCTCGGGGACTTGGCGGCAGATGATGCCGTCATACAGAATATCGCCGTCGTTAAAGAGCGGGTTATTCTGCAGCGCACGCGGGCTTCGCTCGCGAGCGTAGAGGTTGGCGTTGATGATCGTGGCGTCGTTCGCAAGATCGCGGAAGCAGTTCGGACCCATGAACGCCATGTAATAATCGTAGCCGTCATTCGTCTTGTAGGGACGGATGCGAGGGTTGGCTTTCATCGCGAGACGCTTCATCAACTTGAGCGCGGCCGCAGTAAGCTTGTCGCTCGAGGTGGTGAGGTTGCCGAGCGCGGTCGCGAATGTCGAGGAATAGTTCGATACCGAGTGACCGAACAGCACGCGATCGGAGTTGTCAGACACCCAAGTGTTGCACTGGGTGCTGGTGGCGCTGTCGATCGAGATGCCGTTGACGCGCTGACCGTTTGTCGTGCCGAGGTTCGGAGGCGCGCTTTCGGAGACGACGCAGTTGAGTGCGTCAACGATCTCGTTCTTGAGCAGCTCCTTACCCCAATCGGACAGAAGCGGGCGAGCATAGTCGAAGATGTCGGCGGACGCGCGGTGCAGTTCCTGCTTGTTGGTCTTGACCGCGTTGCGCGCCCAGTCAATCCACATCCGGAAGCCGTACTCGTCGATCGCCTCTTCGTTACCGGCGAGCGTACCGTTAGCGATGGCGGTCGCCTGGAGGCGGGCAACCAGCGGGACGTTGACCTGTTCGCCGCCGGCCTTGAGGTCGTTCATCACGCGGATGATCGAGGTCAGGCCGGTGCCCATGAAGGGCGAGAACATATTCTCGCGAATGAACTCCCGCGTGATCTCTTTGCGGAAGCGGATGAGTTTATTATTAGCCTGGACGGTTGAAAGAGCCATGGCTCCTCTCCTTTCTTACCGTCCGCGCAACAAAAAAGCCGCCCGGAGGCGGCTCGTCATTGTCGATATAGCGGGACGGTCTTAGCGTTGCGTTGCAAACGCGAATATCGCGTCGTCGCTGTCGTCCGTGTCGATCGGGTCCACGTTCGCCGAGGACCCGGCCGTGCGGGAGAGAGACGGCGGCAGTCGCGTGATGGTATTTGGTCGTTGACCTTGAGTTGGCTGCCGCTGGCCGCCGGTGGCTTGGCCGCGAGCGGTTTCCATTGCCTGCTTGAGAAACTCCGGATCCTGCAGTAGCTCCTCGCGCACCCGTGACTTGTAGGCGTCGAGGTCTCCGTTGGTTTCGCGGAGCAGCATCTGCTGCTTGTGCCAGGTTACGATCGCCTCGCCTGGGTTCGGACGGCTCGTCAGATCTCTGACAATCGCGCCGTTCCCACGCTGGCCCTCAGTGACGAGGGCTTCATAGGCTTTCTCGAATACCTCGCCGTGCCGATCGTGGGCGCGGGAGAGCGAGAAATTTAGCTGCTGCGTCGCGAGCTGCTGCGCGAACTCGGATCGAAGCCGGTTCGCGAAGCCTACGGGATCGAGCAGCGGGTCGATTTCCTGGTTCTCTTGCTGCGGTTGCTGTTGCAGACCTTGTGCAGGAGACTGCGGCGGCTGCCGCGTCTGCTGCTGGGTCTGCAGCCTGATCAGCTCGGCGCGGAGCTGGTCGCGCTCGGCTTGCGCCTGGCGCCGCTCCTCGGCGATTTCGCGCAGGCGCCATCGCGGGACCGTTTCGCCGTCATCTTTGTCGCCCTTCTCACCGGCCTGCTCGCCCTCGGCAGCCTTCTGCTGTTCCGGGGTCTGCTGGTCGGCTTGCTTGGCGGCATCCTTGGCGACGAATTTGCCCTTTTCATCACGGGGCCGATCGCTCGATGCGTCTTGCGCGTCAGTCTGATCCTGAGTGTCCGCTTCGTCGGCGTCGCCATCCTCAGGCGGGTCGATGAAGGCTTCGTTCAGTATCTCGGCTTCCGTCTCGCGGACGCCGGTTTGGACTGCATCAATCAGGTTCTCATTTTCGGGAATGTCAGCCATTTGCTCCTAGTCCCCTGTGCGTAGTGGGATACGAAAGTCCATGCTGTGTCGTCGCAAGCGCCGAGCCTGTGTGCGTTCAGGCCAGACGGAGATCATGGCGTAACGTCCCAAGTGCCGGATCCTGTGTCGTCGGATCAGACGAACTGGTCGTCAGGTGATGGCGTCGACGGCGTGGAATTTCACCGTGAACTTGTCCGCCGAGCCCGGCGTGTAACCGCCATTGGTGACGAGGTAGTAGAATAGGTTGCCGGGACGGTGATCTGCATATTCACCTCGTCGGTCTTGACGTAGAGCGTCGAGCCAAGATCGACGGGCGTCCCGAGGTCGACATAGCCGAGGAACGCCGGGCGATCGTTGGACGCGATGTCCCAAGCGGCGTTGTCGCCAAGATTGCTGGCGGGCGTGGCGCTGTAGAGATAAGCGCGGAAGCTTGTCATGCCGGACGGAACCGCGGCGATGTCGATCTCGAGCGAAACCGACTTGATGCGCGCCTCGCCGCCGAGAACGGGTCCGACTGCCATGAGCTTGCGGACGGCACCCCCCGCCGCTGTTGCCGAGCCGACCACGTCAAGAGCGGTGTAGGCGTTGGTGTCAGCGGTGCGCGTGAAGGCATCGACCGAGTGATATGAGCCCATCATCGTATCCCCTTATCGTGCGAGAGCGCCGGCCGGGATTACGCCGGGCTGTTGAAGCGGTTGCTGTGTGATCGGCGGCGGGAGGCCGCCAGGCTGTGGCAACGGTTGCGGGTTGAGCTGCTGCGGCGGTGGCCCAGCCGGCCCTGGAGGGAGCGGCCCGGCGCCAGGCGCGCCAGGTCCGGGAAATCCGGGACCAGGAGCACCGGGGCCGAGCGGAAGTTGACCTTGCCCCTGCGGCATCATCGCCTGGCGTGCATCGAGATGGGCATCGTGCAGCGTCTTGGCCGCCTTTGCCGTGTCGAGGATCGTCCGCGCCCTGGTGTTGTCGGTCTTGGCGCGTTGGTCGTCGAGCGCGAGCTGTTGCGCTTGCTGTTTCGCCGGGTCCGGCATCGAAAGCGCCTGCATCTTCTGCAGGAGCATCGTCTTGACGCTGTTCTGCAGCGGCGCCAGCTGGATCAGGATTTCGGGCGGGATCCTCTGACCGGCTTGGGCGAGCGCCGAGAGCGTGTCATAGGCGTCCGCCATCAGATTGATATTGTCCGGTCCCTCGTCGAGGATGATATCTACGTCGAGAGATCCGACCGCGTTCACAATCGCCGGGTGGCCGTACTGATCTAGCTCGAGCCCGTTGAGTTTCACGAATTGCGCCAGGCCCTCGTCGTCGGTGACACGGATCCACCGTTCGGCGGTCCAGTATCGCTGAATTATGTTCCAGATCGCGCGGTAGACGCGGATTTTCCAAGTACGGTAGCTGACCAGATAAGGCCCTAGCTCGGCGATGCCGGCCTGTTGCAACAGCGAGATGGCGCGGCCCGAGCTGTTCTCAATGCCCTGGCCGATCAGAGCCGGGTTAGGCCCGAAGTTCTCAATTTCGTTCTTCGCCTCTTGCAGCATCTGGAGCTGGCCGGCGAAGTCCTGGGTCGTCTGATCCGGCTGCACCTTCTTAGCCGGGTTGATTTCAATCCAGCCATCCGGTTTCGCCCATTCGGCGCGCGCCTTCTCGACATCGTCGACAGCACCCTTCTCGGAAATCACGCGGCGCGAGTTGAGCAGATGCAGCGCCTTGCTGCGGCGGTGGTTGATCTCGTCCTGTGGCCCTTTCAGGGCGCGTACAAATCCATAGCGGTCTGCGTCATGGTCGACGCTCGCGCTGAACATGATGTATTTAGGGAACGTCTTATTGCGCTCGTCCAGATAGGGCGAGACGCCCTCCATCAGGACGACATTGCCGACATAGAGCGCCCAACACCATTTGGCGTCCTTGACGTACCAATGATCTACAAGGCGCACCTTGCGCGCCGAGGTGTTCACCCACGTTATTTCGCGGTCGCTGTTTGGCGTCAGATCCGTGCCGGCCTCGGCCAAGCCGTCTATCTCCTCGGCCTTGTCGGGCACCATCTCCTTGACCTGGTCGATGTCGACCCATTTCGAGACGCCCATGAAGCGGCAATCGGTAAAGCCATCGTCGAACGAACGGGGGTCGTAAAAGAATGTGTCGGCGTAGACGATATGGATATCAATATCCGGGTCGCCGTGGTCGCCGGTCGCGAGATCGAGTTCGATGCCGGCGATGCCGTCGATCGCGGCAAAGCGCGCGACGCGCGAAGATTTTGATTTCCAGTCGACGTGGTCGATGCAATAGCGCAGCGTCGCGGTTGCGACATCGGCACCTCGTTCGCAATCTGGCGTCCTCGGGTATGCCTTTGGGTCCTGGCGCAGGCGCTCGACCAGGCCGACCACAGCGTCGATCTTCCGCACGATCCGGTTCGATGTGATGACCGGCTGGCGGCGACGCTTTAACGCCTTGATCTCCTTTTCGGACCATTGCGCGCCGTGATAGTAGCGCCGCGCTTCTTTCTGCTCCTCGATCTCGCCCATCTTGACGCCGAGATAGTCATAGTACTGCCGGCGCAGGCGTCCCACGTCGTAATACTGCTCGGCATCATCAACGGCAGCGTCGACCGGGGCGTCGTTCCCACCGGCGATGGCGATGTTGTAATCGGCCATGCAAATAGACCTTTAGGCCGCAGAAACCCTAGTGGGCATCTGGCATCAGGAGCCCACTAGTCGGGGTGGTCGCCGCCTTAAGCACGTTGTTGACCGCGTTCACGGCGGTCTTGACCTGCGTGTAGGCGTTGCTGACCGTCGACATCGGCGTCGAGCCTTGTTGGATGCCCTGGGCAAGGACGGTGATGCCGGCCGTGGCCGCTTGCAATGCCGTGGTCGCAATCTGGACGCCGGCGACAATCGACGGCCCATAGCCAGGCACCAAAGCGCCGGCGACGCTTCCTACAGCCTTGATGTCGGTCAGGACCGTATTCATCAAGTTTAGCGCATCGGCTTGGTGCGCCTGGATCCAGTGGAACAAGTTCAAGACGTCGATCTCTGCTTGATGTTCCGCGCTCTGGACGAGCGACCAGCCCCTGCGGATTTCCGCAACGACCCACTCCTCGTCCTTTTGAAGGACGGCCTCAAGGTTCGCGAGAAAGCTCATGTTCCGATTTCCTTCTGGTGCTGGTTAAACTGGGTGATCGCCATGTGCAGCACGGGCACGACGCGATTGATGCGAGGCAGCTCTGCATTGATGATGCCGACAAGCTTGATGATCGCCGGCATCTGGACCTGCAGGACGCCGGCAAGGTGCTCGATATCGGGGCGGATTGCGTCTATCTGTTTGATCTGATCGTCGTTGAAGCCTTCCATGTGGAGGCCCATCTGCTCGACGAAATCACCCATGGTCAGGCTCCGACGCGGTGGCGTATCTCGGCGACGATCAGGTCCTGCATCACGCCGTAGTTATCAGGATGAGCGCCGCGGTGTTCCGTGGTGATGATCGTGGTGCGTTTCGGATCGGCAGCGACGTAGGTCGCGAAGCCGAGGCCGCCAGTGTCGGCCCACTGAGGATCGCGGATGCAATGGGCGTACTTTACGTTCGGCGGAACGGTAATCTCTCCGATGCCCGTCGCGGGATTGATGCGGACGTCGGTCGCATACATCGAGGGCTGGAAGCCGGCGACGTATGCGACGCTGAGACCGACAAAATCCTGCACTTGGTAGTCGGCGCCGAAACTGTCGCCAATCGAGTAAGCCTCGTCAGCGTCCGCCAGGAAATCATGAATGCCCTGGCTGTCGTCGTAATGGAACGGCTGCGGCGGGACGATGAGCCCGAGCGCGTGAAGCCGAGGCGCGATGTAACGCATACCGCCGGGCGGATCGAGCCACAGCCAGCCGAGGCCGCAGATGATCGCGGCTTTGCGCTTCATCATGCGGCTCCCTTCTTTTCGTCGAGGATCATGTCGCGGAAACGCTTAAGGTCGGCGATGATCGCCGCCTGACCGCGCTTCTGCCACCAGCTCCAAGCGATGCCAGCGAGGCACATGCCGGCGCCGACGAATGCGGAAACCTCGGTGTTGTCGATGATGCCGGCGGCGACGAGCATTCCGCCGAACGTCGTGAGCGCATGGCGGATCATTCCGCCGGCGACCTGTTTCACTAGGCCGGTGGTTTCGTCGTCCATCGGATCTCTCCAGAGGTCAGGATAAAAGCGTCAAGGCCCGCCTCTCGACGGCATCGGTGCGGTTGAGCCAGCCTTGTAGGAACTTGCGTTGACCTGGCTTCATTGAAATGCGCCGGTAGAACACGCGCTTCTCGGAAGAAAAGCCGGTGATCAGCTTTTTCTGATAGGCGGCAGCGAGCGCGTTGCGCGTGATCGGTCCCATGCGGCCGTCGTCGGCAACTCCGAGGGCGCGCTGCAGCAGCACGGTCGCCTCATGCGGCCCGCTGTTCACGCTCATGTCGAAAAAAATGTAGTCGGTGCCGATCGGCAGCCCGTCGCACCACGGGTTCCAGTATTCGCCGTGATAGATTGCATCTATGTCTGCGTCGGGCGCGTGCCAGACATCGCAAGTCGACTTGCCGCGCTCGTGGCACCATGCGTCATACTCGCGTTGCGTTATGCCGCGCGATGTCCGGCCGCCGTGGTCGTGCGGGTCGTCGTCGTTCCCACCTTCGTCAATTCGCACCCACGCGAGCGCTTTCGGCCAAGTGATGGCTGCCATGGCGCGCTGCCTTCTTTGCTCGCTGCTTCTGCTGCTGGCCGTGTCGGATCGCGAGGGCGATCTTGCCCTTCTCCGTGAGCCACATGCGGCCACTGAGGACGCTTACAAGCCCGTAGAACTCAAGCCGGCGCCGAAAGTAATAAATACTTCCTGAGCTCGTCCCGGCGATTTCAGCGATCATACCATGGTTGCCGCCGGGCTGCCTGGCGACCGCCTCTAGGACGTAGAAGCACCCTCGCGAGAGTTGGCGCTTCACCGTCACACACCCCCGTTTTGCACGTAGCAAAGCACCGTCTCCCCCATGCCGAGGAATATGACGATATGGCCGGTTGGGTTGCCCTGATCGAACTTGATTTTGCTCTGCGGAATGATGAACCGCGTTCCGACCGGAACATGCACGCGGCCCAATGGTTCATCGGGGCGATCATCTGTGATGACGGCGATCAGATCACCCGCGGCGTCCGTCTCGGCGATATCGGCGTAATAAGCGTCTGCCTCTCGACAGCAAGACACGGCCGGATGGTCCGGCATCATCAGATGCTCATACCAGGAGCGGGTCGCAGGGTCGGCGTTTCCCCATTGGCCGATATCACGCGACCAGGCGAACATGACGCCCGCGAGAAAGAACACGATGGCGCAAAGTAATCGCCGCGCCATCTCTCACTCCCGAAACGCGATGGCGCCGGCGAGCGACCGCGGCCGGGTGCGGACGGCATGACCGTCGTTTCCCGAGGTCACCACCCACTGGCTCCCATTGCGGCCGGAGATAACCCCGACATGATGCGGCCAAACGACGATGGCTCCGATATGCGGCGAGGTGGCGTGACCGTAGTGCGCCCAGTTACGCGCCAGGTTGAGGGCGCGGTTCGCCAGGCCGAAATAGTGGCGCAGCCAGCAGCCGCACCAGGGAATACCGTAGCAGTCAGCCGGGCGGCCGGTCTCACGCGACGCATGGTGGACCCGAACGGTGCCGATCGTGACATGAGCGTGGCGCCGGTGATGCTGGCGACCGTGCGCGAGTGCGCTAGAGGTCAGCACGAGGAGCACCGCGGCCGCGGCGAGCAGCGTTTTCTTCATCAGATTTCCGGAGTTCAACGAATGGCGTGGAGTGCCATGACGGTGATAGCGATGCTCATCAGGATGCAGCCGACCGTTGAAACGGCCGCGAATAGCATCATCCAGTTCATTGCGTGTTCGATGCGTTGCCAGCGTTCGCGGCGGCGCCGGCGTTCGAGGGCGTCGTCGTCGATCATGCGGCGCCTCGGCGTTAGTAAATCTTCCAGTCGTCAATCCCTGCGGCGTCGGCTGGTCGGTAGCCGGACGCTGTCTGCTTGACGGCCTCGTCCTTGGCCGGGATACGGCCGGGGATCATGCGATCGAGGAGTTGGCCGACGAGACCCAGCGCGTCGACCTGGTCGTCGTGCTTGCCGGCCGGGAACATCAGAAGCTCGGCCCGGAAATCAGCGAACCATGGTGCCGACGCCGGCACATACAAAAATCCCATCGCCATGCGGCCACGGATAGATTGCGCCCGGACGGCCTTCGATCCTCGGGTCGGGAACATTTCGACGTTGACGTAGGCCTTTTGCCTGCTGGCCTCGGCGTCTCGGAACGGCCCGAGGCCGGCCGCGATCTGCCCCTTTTCCTCAGCCCAATCGAGCGGTTTCCACCGCTTGACCAAATCGCACCAGGTCGACACCCACACGTCGCTCGATGTCTGGCCGCGCCAGAGGTCTAGGAGGTAGATATTGCCCTTTGGGTCGACGCCGACCACGACGTGCACCGTGTAGTCGCCGCCGTTCTCGGTGACGGCGTAGTCGGAAGCGCCGTAGATCGACAGCGTCTTGGGATCGGGCGGCGTGATATAGGTCCGCAGCCACTCGTCCTTGAAAAAGTTTCCGCTTTCCGGGGCCGGTGCCTGTTGATAGAGCGCGCTCCAATTACGGGGCGTCTGCGTCGCCTTCTCCGATCGGAGAAAGCGGCCGTAGCCGTAAGCGTCGTCCCAAAGCATCTCGCCCGGCTTGCGGCCGAGCGGGTCGTTCTCGATCGCCTCCGCCGGCAGCGACAGAACTTCCCATTCCTGGCCGCCGGCCTCCATCTCGGCCAGGATACGGCCGGCGAGGTCGTCCTCGTGCCATCTAGTCTGGATGAGAATGATGCGGCCGCCCGGCTTGAGGCGGGTCGACAGGTCGGACTTAAACCAATCCCAGATATGCTCGCGAACCGTCTCGCTGTCGGCGTCCTGCCGGCTCTTGATCGGGTCGTCGATGATCGCTAGGTCGGCGCGGAAGCCGGCGATGCCGACGCCTACGCCGGCGGAGTAGTATTCCCCGCCTACCGTCGTCGACCATCGCCCCGCGGCATGGTTATCATCCGACAGGTTCACGCCCAATATCGGGCCGTGTTCCTGCATCAGGTTCCGGACGCGGCGGCCAAATCGTTGCGCCAACTCGATTGTGTGCGACGCCGCGATGACATTCGCCTCAGGGTGTTGGCCGAAAAACCACGGGGGAAACAGCACCGAACAATAGGACGACTTGGCTGATCCGGGCGGCATGAACACCGCCAGGCGCCGGCAGTCTCCCGTGGCGACACGCTCAAGCTTCTCGAGCAGAAGTCGGTGATGGTGCGCCGGCTTGAAACCGTTGAGCTGGCACCAATCAGTTAAGTTGTTCCGGATCGACCGCCTGGTCAGCAGCTCCTGCGCCGCCTCCCGCAATAATGGCGAGCAGTTCTGCATCCGTCATTTCTCGCACTGGTTTGCTGGTAATCTCCATTGCCTGGAGCGGTTTGCCCCAGCCGCGATCAAGCAGTGCTACGGCCGCCTGGACGCGCGCGCTCTCCGATTTACCGCGGGCCGCGATGGTCTTGAGGGCGTTAATTGCTGTCATAGTCGACGCTCGCGCCAAAGACCTGATATCAGCCGATGCCTTAGCCATTTGGGAATGACCGATCTTTCGGATTGTTGCGTCTCAGGGTCCACCAAATCCGGAGCGCGGCGAGCCAGGTCATCATGCGTCTGCCCTCCGCTTGAACTCCCCGCATAGGAAGCGTTCCAGGTGAACGGTGGGGAATGTCGACGTTCCGGCGTGGTGAGGATCGAGGTAGGGCGGGAAGCGTCTGCAGGCCCCGGTGATGGTCTTGTCGTCGAAAGCATCCGGGAGCCAAACGTGCGTGCATTTGAGGCAGCATTTCCCAAGTGTTTTTGCGTCCGGCATCGCCCCATTCCGTCGCTGGAGGTTGAATTATTCGTCTAGCCCGCGGTCGGCGCGGCTAATGATCTCGTTGTACTTGGCTTGGGTCAGTCGTCCGGCGTCGAGCATTTCCTTGGCCCGCGCCTTGGCGTCTATCGCGTGGCTGCGGTTCTCGATCGGATATTTTCGGTCTTGCGGGTCGCCGAATTTCTTGGTCGGGATCTTGTTGCGTGCTGCGCTTGTCAACTTTGACATTGATTTCTCCGAGTAAAATGCGGTGTCCGATGACAATGCGAGCCCAGAACCAAGCGAGCTCCGCGTCGCCGGCGCGGAAGGCTTCGCGTATCCTCGCGCGGCCGTCCTCGATTTTTCGCTCGAGGAACATGCGAGGACCTGAGGAGTGGGAGGGCGAGCAGCTCTCGATCCTGCCGGAGGGGGTGGGGGAGAAAGCCGCTCGCCGTTGGGGTACAAGTGCCCGGAGTTGATCTCGCCGAGCATGCCTAATTGAAGTGATTTGCCCGACGGCGTCAACTGCGCCCCGACTTTCTCACACTTTCCACAGGACGGGCAGCAAAGCCCCATAAAACCGCGAGTGTTTCGAGACATTCGCGCAGTCGTCGCCAAGCGTAATCAATTTCCCGCTGCGAATTTCCACCGTGCCGCACGACAAAATCAGTGATTGTTAATCCTTCGCCCAAGATAGCGCACACCATCCTAGACCCCTGCCTGCCAAGAGCGCGCTCGGCCTCGCGCAATTCCTGAAACGCGATGAGCTGGTGATCGGTGAAAACGGCGCGCGTCGGCGCGCTGCCGTCGACGGGCTCCTTAAGCGGGTCCATCGCGATGACGCTGCCAACCTCGGCGCGCTCGTGGTTTGCTTGCCAACGGCGGCCGGCCTCGAATTGCGCCCGGTCGATCTGCCGGCGCGACAGCATGGCCGCCAGAGGGTCGTTGCGGATCGAGCGCGTGACCAGCATCCGCTCGCCGATTGGCGAGTACGGGTCGTGCTCGATCGTCGTCGCTACCTCGGCGTTGAACGGCAGGTCCGGCAGCATGGCCCGGCGGATTTTTTCCAAACGCTTACCGCGTGCCACGGGCCGCACTCCCCGCCGCACTGCCCGCGAATTTGAACCATCGGCCGTCGCTCGTGGCCCCTGGCGTGTCTCCCGTCGCTTCCCTGAAATCCTCGGAGTAGGCCGCAAATTCGTCCGTTCCGCGCTTAAAATAAACGAAGCGTCCATCGCCAGATCGAGCACCGTGACGCGGAAAATTCTTCACCGCTTCACCCCTTCGATCCAAAAAACCCGGAATAAAATCTAGATTTGGAGGGTTTGGTGAAGGTGGTGAAGCTAACTCAGAGCTATCCTCTGACCTCTGAGTTCTAGCTTCTAGCTTCTGAGTATTAGGTGTTTTGCCATAACACCCATTAGGTGACCCATTAGGTGACCCATTAGGTGTTTTTGATTTTTCCCACCGCTTCACCGCAGCGTCTAACCCCTCCTGAGCCTTTTGGTGATCGCGCACCATGCGGCGCGAAAAGATCACGCCACCCTCAGTCGTGCTGCACACTTGGTGATACGAGAGTTCGACGATTGCCTTACGGACCTCAGCAATGGGACGCCCAACAAGCCCCGCTATACCGGCCAGGTCGGGCGAAATGCCGTTGATGGTGAGGTGCCCGAAGGGTTCTCCTTCGGCCATGTAGGAGATTAGGTCGATCCACAAACCGCGTGCAGACAGCGAACACATGCGGAGCCGCGGGTCAGCGCGCCAGTCAGAAGTATAGAATTTGATCCAGGGACGTTTCATTTATCGCGCGCCTCCATCGCTATCTGATAGGCGCGGCAGACCCAGTCGGCGAGCGTGGCGCCAGCGACCATCTCATCGCGGAGAATGGCAGCAAGCCATTCGTATTTCCGCAATGCGTACAATGTTGTCGTGTGGTCCCGGTCTCCAAAAGCGCGGCCGATCTCCGTCGTGCTGCGGCATGTCAGGAGCCGGCACAGCACCATGGCGATTTGCCTAGCGAAGACCAGGTGCTTTGTGCGGCAGACGGATGTCAGCTCAGTGACGGTAACGGCCCACCGCCTTGCGACAGCGCGCTGAATATCCGCGATGCCGGGCGGAAACACCCCCGGCGCTAGCTGCCGCACGCCGTTAATGTGGCTTAACACGTAGTCGGCGATGACCTTCTCACGGGGAGTGAGTTCTATCCCATCGGTCGCTTGGGCGCCGGCCACGATATTCTTCCCTGTGGGAATATAGGGGGTAATATCGGGGGTTTCGCCGGCTTGAACAGACCGGGAAATCCCGTGTTTAAAAGTCGGTATCCGTTGAAAACTTTGTCGCCGCCGCTCGGCCACTTTTCGAGCCGCGGCCATGACATCGGCTGCGGTTTTGCAATGATCTTCCGTTGCCATAAGTGCTGGCATGACCCACCCCTTTCCTGGGATCGTTAGTTGATACTTTTGCCCCTCGGATCACGTTGTGACCCACACAATCGCGTTTTTCCCTGAGCGGTTTTTTCTCCTCTGTTTGCTGTCGATGATGCGTTCCTGCGCCGCGAGTTCAGAGACGCGCGGGCGGATCGAAAGGATGTCGCGATCAAGGCGCGCCGCGACCTCGTCCGCCGTTAATCCATCGGTGTTTTTGATGCAGGCGAGGACATCGGCGCAAAGCCGCGCCTTCGCCGGCGACATTGACCTAGCGGCGTCGCGTGATGTCGATCTCGCTTTGAAGCCGGGCTCGTCCGGGTATGTCGGAGGCCGGTAGCTGAGAAGGTCCAACTGCCGCATTTCGCCGTAGATCGTTGAAGAAAGTGGTTAACGCAGGTGGTAGAGGCGCAAAATCTCTTGCAGGATCACGCCAAGAGCCTTCGCGGGAGGGTCGTTCGATCCGGCAAGCCACCGGCGGCAAGTGCGCGCGTCGCAGCGGGTGAGGTCAGAAAGAAAAAACTCTGTCTTGGACGGCCACGCGAACCGCGCCAGCTCACGGAACGTGATCCGTCGGCCGTTAATGCGCGTGACCGAGGTGGGGCGGACAGATTTGTCCGTGAGGGACAGATTTGTCCGCCGATTTCGGTTCGTGTCCGGCGTGGGACGAAATTGTCCGCCGTATTTGGTCCCAGCCGCCGGCAATTCGTCCGACACTGCACGCATGTTTGTACCCCCGCCATCACTCCACCTCCCCGCGAGGTGGCAAAAACTCGTCCGCCGAAAGATTGATGCCGCGTTCAAGCGCGTAGTCGATCAGTTTCCGGTGGTGCTTCTGAGGAATGATGCCTCCGGTCCCGCCAGACCGCTTCGCCCGCTGCCAATTCGAGACGCGAGTGCGATGGACGCCCACGATGGTTGAGACCGCCGAAGGGCCTCCGAACTTTCGGATGATTGTCTGTGCCGGTTCCATTCGAAACCTATAGTAGCGATTATCGCTACAAATGCAAGACCGAACGTAGCGAAAATGGCGACGGACGCCAAGTAGCGTTTTGCGCTACACTTGGCACATGAAAAGGGGCCCGTATGCGCGCTTCGTGGAAACGGCCGCTGGCGCTGTCGGCGGCCAAGCGGAACTCGCCAGACTACTAACCGAGGAGCTCGGGTCGCCCTACGACCGCAGCAAGGTCCAGAAAATGTGCGTCGGGAAGCGGGCCGTAAGTGCTGCTGAGGCGGTCGCCATATCCGCAATCTCAGGTATCCCCTCGCCGCAGGCCGGGCGGCCAGCCGCTCGCAGAATGCCCCTTTCTGAGGACGGCGATCCGATCCAAACTGTCAGCGAGAAACCATCGCCACACGCCATCGCTCAAACTGCGGGTCGCATAGGAGGCGGATCGACGAGCCAGCCGGTTACAATAGAGGTCGCCGGTCACACCCGCGAAGTGGTCGATGGCTGGTGGCAGATCCCAGCGGCGGTGTTGCAGATGGCCCATTCTAGGGCCCCAAACGTCGTCGCGTTCCGGATGGATGGCGACAGCATGGAGCCGATAATCCAGCGCACGGACATCGTTTTCATTGACACGACCAGACGCGAGCTGGAACCGGATGGCGTTTGGGCGGTCGACTACGGCCTTGGCCGCACGATGAAACGTGTCCTAGTGCGTCGCTCAAAGGATCAGGTCCGCTACATCCTCAAATCCGATAATGAAACCTACCCGGAAGAAGAATATTCGCCTGAGGAAGTGACAATTATCGGCCGCTACATCGGCAGATTTTCCGTTTTTTGAGAGGTTTCAAATGCGCCCTTTTGTGAAATGGCTTATTTTGGCGGCCGCATGCGCCGTATCGGGCTGCGCTCCTTCAAGGGCGCCCAGTTACACGCCCTTTGAGTGGCGCACGCTCGATAACAGAACGGCGTCAGGCCCGAAATTCATCCAGGATAATCAATATTGCCACGGCTCCGCGGAGGCTGGAGCAAATGGAAGCGTGTCGCTGCTGATGTATTCTCTGTCAGCGGACGGCGCCTATAAAGCCTGCATGGCCAAAAGCGGATACATCTGGGTACCTGCGGACCAAGGGCAGCATCCATAATCGTAGCTTTTTTCGCTACAATACGCTTGACAAGGTAGCGATAAGCGCTACACTGGCTCCCATCAACAGAGGGAGCCGTCGATGCCCACAGCACACGAAACAGTCCGCCGCGCGCCAGACGCCGACATCCGCGACGCTTATGCCGCGCTCGCCAAGTTCGCTGCCGGCATCATTCCCCACACCGTCCAAGGCCGCGCGTTCATCCCCGACATGGAGGACGCCGCAGAATTTCAGAATGATCTGCGCCTCCTCGCCGAGCGCGTTGACCGCGTGATCCTCGCCTATGGCGAATACCTCGAGCATTTCGGCGTGCTGTCGGAGCGCGACGTGAAGAATTGCTTCACCGACATCCTGCTCGGCGCGATTGACGGCAACGCGACCTACGTCATCGAGCGCGGCGTCGAAGAGACGCTCGAAGAGGTCGCCGAGGGCTACCGCCGATGAACGCCGAAATACCGCCGGTGGCCGATGACGATCAGGAGGCGACCCCGGCCGCCACTGATCTGTGGCTTGAGATAGCCCGTCGTCTTTTCAACGAGAGTTACCATGCAGCCTCAATGCAGACGGAGTGACGGATGTTTACCGAGGCAGCCGTCATCACAATCTCCGGGCTCTTGTTAATCGCCGGATCACTCATCGGGGCCATGTATTTCATCGGTATCGTTGGTTGAACAAGGGTTGATCAAATGATGAACCAAGTTGTTGAAATCGCGAAGCCGGCGTCAGTGCAGGCGTCATCGCCGATGACGCCGATGGATTTGATGCAGCGCGCGCTAGAGGCCGGAAATCTAGAGCTTGTCGAGCGCATGATGGTGTTGCAAGAGAGGTGGGAGAAGAACCAGGCGCGCAAGTCCTTCGACGCGGCGATGTCTCTCGTCCGCGCCGAGCTGCCCGTCATCATCAAAAACCGCTCCGTTGGGTTTACGTCGTCCCGCACCGGCGGCAGCACCAGCTATCGCCACGAGGACCTGGCCGGAATTGCCCGACAGGTCGATCCGCCCCTCGCCAGGCACGGCCTAACATACCGTTTCCGGACGGCGTGCGAGGCCGGCCGGCTGACGGTGACCTGCATCCTGTCGCATAGCGATGGGCACTATGAGGAGAACACGCTCTCCGCGCCGCACGACACCAGCGGCCAGAAGAACCCGCACCAAGCGATCGCCTCGGCGCAGACCTACCTACAGCGTTACACGCTCAAGGCCGCGCTTGGCCTCTCCGCCAGCGAGGACGACGACGGCCGTGGTGGCCGTGAGAACACGTCGCCGGCCCCTGACGTTAGCGAGCCGCTAATGACCGAGGATCACGTCGAGCAGATTAAGGCGGCTCTTGAGGCCCGCAATATGCCGATCGAACGTTTCATGAAATGGGCGAGAGCCTCATACCGCGGCGTCGAGCAGCTTGAGACGATCAGCGACATTGCAGACAAGCACTTCATGCTGTGCCTGAGGAAAATACAGAACAGCGGAACCTAGTCCTCGCACGGCGGCATCGCGGACCCGCCTGCCCGCCCGGAGCGGGTCGAGGAAATCCCGGCACTAACACCACAAAAGGGAATTTAGGCACATGGAACAACGTTCACCCGAGTGGCATCTGGCGCGAGTCGGAAAGTTGACTGCATCTCGCGTCGCAGACGCTACGGCGAGGATCAAGGGCGGCTGGGGCGCGTCGCGCGCTGACTACATGGCCGAACTGCTCGTCGAGCGTCTCACTGGCGCGCCTGCGCCGCATTACACCAACCAAGCAATGGAGCACGGCACCGCGTTCGAGGGCGAGGCGCGCGAGGCTTATGAGTTCGAGTTCAACGCCGAGGTTGTCCAGGTAGGCTTTATTCCCCACCCAAGCATCGCCAATTCTGGGGCGTCTCCGGATGGTCTCGTCGGCGATGACGGCCTGGTCGAGACTAAATGCCCCAACACGGCAACGCATATCGAGACGCTGCTAGGCGCCCCGATAGACGGCAAATACATCAAGCAGATGCAATGGCAGATGTCATGCACTGGGCGCAAGTGGTGCGATTGGGTCAGCTATGATCCGCGTATGCCCTTGTCGATGCGCTTCTTCTGCCGTCGCATCGAGCGCGACGACGCAATGATCGCGCAACTGGAAGAGGATGCCAAGATTTTCCTACAGGAGTTGGACACCAAGCATCGGGCTCTACTCGATCAGTACGAGAACGCGAGGGCGGCATGAGCAACCTATTCGATTTTGGAGCCGGGCCTGTCCCGGCACACCAGCACCCCAATGGCGGTGGTTGGGTAGCTGACACCGCGCAGGTCTCTAACAACGCGCGGGTCTACGGCAACGCGCAGGTCTACGGCGAGGCGCGGGTCGACGGCAACGCGCGGGTCGACGGCAACGCGCGGGTCTACGGCGAGGCGCTGGTCTACGGCGAGGCGCTGGTCTCTAACAACGCGCGGGTCTACGGCAACGCGCGGGTCTACGGCGACGCGCGGGTCTACGGCGAGGCGCTGGTCTACGGCGAGGCGCGGGTCTGCGGCAACGCGCGGGTCGACGGCAACGCGCGGGTCTACGGCGACGCGCGGGTCTACGGCGAGGCGCAGGTCTACGGCGAGGCGCTGGTCTACGGCGAGGCGCGGGTCTGCGGCAACGCGCGGGTCTACGGCAACGCGCGGGTCTCTAACAACGCGTGGGTCGACGGCAACGCGCGGGTCTACGGCAACGCGTGGGTCGACGGCAAGGCGCAGGTCTCTAACAACGCGCGGGTCTACGGCGAGGCGCTGGTCTACGGCGAGGCGCTGGTCTCTAACAACGCGCGGGTCTACGACAACGCGCGGGTCTACGGCAACGCGCGGGTCGACGGCGAGGCGCTGGTCCGCGGCAACGCGCTGGTCTACGGCATTAAAAGAAGCGATGGTTTTTCTTTTTGCTACCTCCCGTTTTTAGACGGTGAGTGGCGCGTCACAGCCGGTTGTCGCTGCTTCACGATGAGTGAAGCGCGTGAGCATTGGCAAAAAACGCGCGGCGGAACTCCGTTAGGTTCCGAAACGCTCAAGATACTCGATTGTTTGGAAGTGCTCCGCAGCGTGAAGCCTTTCGGAATTTAGCATGAATAACCGGACATCATTCATCACCGACACCGAGGTCGACGAGCAGCGAGGATTTAATGTCACCCGAGCCATGGAAGCTCCGCATTGAGAAAATAAACAGCACCTTTTATGCCGAGGTCACGAGCGATGGGACGGTCGTCGCCGCAGTTGTTGGGCTGAGGACCGAGGAAGGGCGCGCCAACGTCCGCCTCATCCAGCGTGCGCCGGAAATGTATTGGCTATTGAAGGGCGCGCTGGCGGTTCTAGAGGCCGGCCCACCGCGCTATCCAGCGGAGAGCCTTCTCAAATGCCTGATTAGTGTCCTGGTCAATTCTGTCGAGGTCGACCAGCCGCTGTTACCCGAAATCCAACACACCGAACGGCGATGCGCTCACTAACTGAATGGATCGGCAAGGACGACGACCAGAGGCCGCCGCCTCGGGTGCGGGTGAGGGTATTCCTGGCTCATGGCGGCGTGTGCCACATCACCGGCCGCAAGATACGGCCGGGCGATGAGTGGGACATCGATCACGTCCGCGCGCTGTGCAATGGCGGCAAAAACCGGGAAAGCAATATGGCGCCGGCGCTGCGCGAACCTCACCGCGGGAAAACAGCCGATGACGTTGCGCTGCGTGCGAAGGGTGATCGGGTCCGCGCCAAGCACCTAGGAATACAGAAGCCTCGAAAGATAAGACGCTGGCGAAAATTTAACGGCCAGATTGTCATCGCACCCGCTGAGAGATGACGATGGGCGGCGTGTGGGACTTTATCGAGGAGTTTGAATGGGTGGAGACGATATTTCGTTCGGGGACAGATGATAGGTGGCCGTCACGTTCCTTGCGCCCGGTCAAAAAAGAGGAGAAGAGACGGATACGCCGGCTCCCAGCCGAGAAAGGATGGGACCGTCAATGAACCTCCTGACAATGAGGGAAGCGGCAGCACGACTGCGGAAATCGCAGCGTTGGCTCCAAGACTTCCTGAAAGAGCATCCCTACTACCGGCTAGCCGGACGGACTAAGCTATTCACCGAAGCCGACATCATCAGGCTGTATGAGGCGTTGCCATGCCCCTCAAGCTCATCGCGCCGGTCGCGCACCGCTCGCCGTACTGGCGCATCCGCGGGACTTACCTCGGCGTGTACGTTGACCGAAGCACTAAAGCTCGCAAGCGAACGCTCGCCGCCCAGGCGCTCCACCAGCTTGAGCGAGAAATCGAGCGTGGTGAATTTTCCGAGCGGCCGGCGGCGACCTTCGTGACAGCTGCGGCGGACTATATGAAGGCGGGCGGAGATCGGCGGTTCATGGCGCCGCTGCTCAGACATTTTGCTGATACGCCCCTCTCCAGGATTGACCAGGCGGCGATCGACGCCGCGGCGAACGAGCTGTACCCGAAAGCAGCGCCGGCGACGCGCAACCGCCAGGTTTACACGCCGATCAGCGCGGTCATGCGGCGAGCCGGTGTGCGGCTGGATCTGAAACGGCCGATCGGAGCCGGCGGCACGAAGGTGACGGCGTGGCTGTGGCCAGAGCAGGCGTTCAGTATTTTTGCTCAAGCGCGCAAGCTCAACACGGAGTTCGAGGCGTTGCTGATCGTCCTCACCTACACCGGACTGCGCCTTAACGAGGCGCTGAGGCTGACCTGGAACGATGTCCGACTGACGGAGGCATTTGCCTATGTATCTCAAACGAAGAATGACGACCCTCGACCTGTATTTCTTCCGCCGGTGGCCATGGCTGCGCTGGGGAACCTGCCCGCCGACCGAACTCGGATTTTCCGGTTTTCCAAGTCTGGCCATCTCTATTCGCTTCTCAAGGTGGCAGCTATCAAAGCCGGCGTCGACCTCCCCGAGCGGGCCGCGTTCCATATCTTCCGCCACACCTATGCGACGTGGATGCGGAGAGAGGCGGGATTGGATACCAGGGGCTTGATAGCGACTGGCGCGTGGCGCGACCGCAAGAGCGCCGACCGATACGAGCACGTCGTCGTCACCGAGGAAGCAAGGAAGGCCGCGCTGCTGCCGACGCCGAAACTCGGTGTTGTCGTAAAGTCGATTGGATAA